ATCATCAGACACAAAGCTAATAGACCAGGAAGAGCTAGATGCAGCGCTTCAAGTAATGGGTCAAGCTAAGTACAATCAAGAATTTGAATGCAGCTTTATAGGAAATATCACAGGATCTATTTATGGGGATTTACTAAATAAATTAGAGAATGAACGAAGAATTACTAGAGTGCCTTATGATCCGTCTCATCCTGTTAATACCGCTTGGGATGTTGGTTTTAATGATAGTACCGCTATTATTTTTTTCCAAGTTATTGGACATAGTCTTAACATTATTGACTTTGCTGAGGACCATAATAAAGCGTTTCCTTACTATGCTCAACTACTCAAGGAAAAAGATTATGTCTATTTAAATCATTATGGACCACACGATCTTGAGCAAACCGATTTCGCTACTGGTAGAACTAAAAGAGAAGTTGCTTACCAATTAGGATTAAGATTTAAAATAGCTAAGAAGCTTTCAGTCGAAGATGGCATCCACGCAGTTAAAATGCTGCTACCAAGATGTCAGATCGATGTAGATAATTGTCAAAAATTAATAAACGCTCTTAGGCATTATCATCGTAAATATAATGATAAGTCTCGAGTGTACGCAACTAAACCTGTACACGATTGGTCTAGCCATCCTTGCGATAGCTTTAGAACATTAGCAGTAGGTTTAGAAAAAGAAAAAATAACAACCATTAAAAATATGCAAAAGGAATATAAATATGAGTTCAATCTTTAAACCTGACATACCAGCTCCACCTCAAATGGTAATGCCATCAGTGGCAGATGTACCAAGCGCAGAAGATAGCGCAAGAGCTGCGCAAGAAGCAGAAGAAATGAGAAAAAGAAATAGAAACAGAAAAGGTCGTAGATCTACAATCTTAACTGACACTGATATTGGCGAAGTCGCTGATAACAACATCGCAAAGAAAACTTTGTTAGGAGGATAATGTCAACTACTGGAACAATGCAACGTAGGCTTAAAAGACCTGATCCTAGTTATGTTAGTGGAGTTAGTCCTATAGGTTTTGGACCAACATATGAAAAAGATGCTGTTGCTGAATTAACAGATGCTAGAAGAATTTTTAAAGAAAAAACTGGCGGCAAATTAAGAAATGTAAAGACTGCAACAAATTATCAAAAACTTAGCGAAGCAGAAAAAAAAAGATACAAAAAATTAAATCCTCAAGATTTTGAAGAGGATATGTCAGTTTCAAAAAAAACTTTATTAGGAGGATAATATGGGTGGATTTGTACCACAAAAAAGAAAAGCACCAGCACCTGTAGTCGTTGCACCTAAACCTACAACACCATCAGGACCAACAACGGTAGAAGCAGTTTACGATAAGTCAAAAAGAAGAGGTAGAAAAGCTACGCTTCTTACTTCATCAAAAGGCATTTCTAATGATGCAGAAATTCAATTAAAAACTTTATTAGGCGGTTAATGCAAGATCAAGAATTAAGAAAACTATCAGCAGAACTTAAAACAAATCTTTCAAGATTAATGGAACAAAGATCTACTTGGGAAAGTCATTGGCAAGAATGTGCTGATTATGCTTTAACAAGAAAAGCTGAAGTTTCTAAAGAGAGAGCTAGAGGCGATAAAAGAAATACTTTAGTGTTCGATGCTACTGCAATACACGCACTAGAATTACTTGCAGCTTCTTTACATGGTATGCTGACATCATCTGCGAATAGATGGTTTTCAATGCGTTTTAAAGAAAGTCTTTTAAATGAAGATGACGATGCAAGAGAGTGGTTAGAAAGTGCTTTAGATAAAATGTATTTAGCTTTTGCTAGATCTAATTTTCAACAAGAGATTTTTGAGAGTTATCATGATTTAATTTGCTTTGGCACAGCATGTTTAATGATTGAAGAAGATAAAGACGATATTCTACGTTTCTCTGCTAGACACATAAAAGAATTATATATCCAAGAAAACAAAAAAGGTTTTGTAGATACTATTTATAGAAAATTTAAAATGCCAGCTCATGCAGCGGTAGATAAATTTGGATTAGAAAATTTAAGTAGAGATGTAAAAAGATTATTTGACAAAGATCCTTTACAAGATGTTGACTTCGTTCACGTTGTAAGACCAAGAACAATTTATAACGAGAGAAAACAAGATAAGTCTAACATGCCATTTCAAAGTATCTACATGGAAGATCACACTGGACATGTCATATCTATTGGTGGTTTTAGAGAAATGCCTTATGTCATTCCAAGATATTTAAAATCATCTACAGAGATCTACGGCAGATCACCAACGATGAATGCTCTACCTGATATTAAAGTATTAAATAAAATGGTTGAGAATGGTTTGAAGGCGGCAGCTAAACAAGTTGACCCACCTTTACTTGTTCCTGATGACAGTATGATTAGTCCAATCAGAATGGCTCCAGGTTCTTTAAATTATTATAGATCAGGATCAAGAGATAGAATTGAGCCTTTAAATATAAATGCAAACACTGGTGTAACTTTAAATAACGAAAATCAAAGACGTTCAGCTATTGCAAAAATATTTCATGTTGACCAGTTACTTATTACTGAAAATAGAAATATGACAGCTACAGAAGTTCTTCAAAGAAATGAAGAGAAGATGAGAATACTTGGTCCAGTATTAGGAAGATTACAATCTGAATTACTACAACCGATGATCTTAAGAGTATTTAACATCATGTTAAGAAATGGATTATTTGCTGAAGCTCCTGAGGTTCTTGCTAATCAAGAAGTAGATATTGAATATGTATCACCAATGGCACTAGCTCAAAAAGGACAAGAGCTACAAAATTTAATGAGAGGTTTAGAATTATTTGCACAGATCTCACCTTTAGCTCCAGTACAAGATTACATCGATGAAAACGGTTTAATAAAACAAATTATAAATATTTTAGGATTACCAGCTCGAATGATTAAATCTGACAAACAGGTTCAAGAATTACGAGAACAAAAAGCTGCAGCTCAACAAGAACAAATGCAAATGCAACAAGCAATGCAAGAAGCTCAAATAGCTAAAGACGCAGCTCCAATGGTTAAAGAAATAAATAATATTAATGGACCAACAGAATAAGAAGTTAAAAGAACTTTTTGAAAATTACAAAATTTGCTTTGGTACAGATCAAGGTAAAAAAGTAATAGAAGATCTCGAGAAGAGATGTCATGAGTTTAATACTACTCATGTAAAAGGTGATAGCCACGAAGGAGCATTCTTTGAAGGACAAAGATCCATCCTGGTATTTATAAAAAGTATTCTAAACCAAAAACAATAAGGATAAATATGGACAATCAGACAACTGCTCCAGTAGAGCAATCTGAGCAACCAACGGATGTTGCTCAACAACCTGAGGCAACACCTTCGGTAAAAGAAACTGTTTTAACTCAAAGCGAGCCTAAAGCAGAAGTACAACAAGAAAAACAGGAAACAAATTTTAAAGATTTAATTCCTAAAGACTTTCAAGAAGAAAAGTCATTACAAAATTTTAATAATATGGAAGATTTTGTAAAGTCTTACTTATCAGCTCAAAGATTAGTAGGTGCTAATAAAGTTGCTATACCAAATAAAATGGCAACGGATGATGATTGGCAAGAAGTCTTTGACAAGTTAGGCAGACCAAAAACACCTGAAGATTATAAATATGATTTTAAAGAAGGTGAAATCGACCAGACGCAGCTAAAAAATTTTAATGAAACTGCACATCGATTAGGTTTGTTACCAAAGCAAGCTGAAAGATTAATTAAGTTCTACCAAGAAATGAATGGTGAAAGCGAACAAGCAAAACTTGTTGCAGCCGAAGCTAAGCAAGTTGAAGTAGAAGCTCAATTAAAAAAAGATTTTGGACCTGAGTATAACAAACGATTAGATCAAGCTAAGAAACTTGCAATCGATACTTTAGGATCTGATATTCTTAATCAAACAATATTAAAGAATGGGTCAAGACTAGGTGATAATCCTGATGTCATAAAAGCTTTTAGTATGCTTGCAGATAAATTATCTGAAGATGAAATTATAAAAGGCGATGGCACTGGTTACATGACTGCTAGTGAGTTAGAAAAAGAAATTTCTGAACTTACTGAAGATGGTTCACCATACTGGTCTAAAGCTCATCCTAATCATAAGAAAACAGTTGAACAAGTCTTGAAGTTACGAGAGCAGCTAAATGGTTAATACCGAGATAGCGCTTGAATGTTTAAGATTAGCTACTGAATTTGGATCTGAAAAAGATAGATCAAATCCAATTCCTAAAGCTACAACTTATTATGAATGGGTTCAAAAAGTTTCCAAGAAGATAACTCCAAAAGAGCCTTCTAAGAAAAAAGTCTAATTGCAGACTTTAAAGGCAAAGACTAGATCCGTCATTGACGGTCAATCAAATCGATCAATCAACAATCAATCAACCAACCAAGAGGAGGATTAGAAATGTCTAATCAAATCACAACGGCTTTTGTTGAGCAATATTCAAACAATGTTGCAATGCTTAGCCAACAAAAAGGATCTCTTCTTAGAGGTGCGGTAGATGTTGAGAGCGTAGTAGGCAAAAATGCTTTCTTCGACCAAGTAGGATCAGCTACAGCGGTTAAAAGAACAAGCAGACATGCTGACACTCCGCAGATCGACACTCCACACGCTCGTAGAAGAGTAAGTTTGGTAGATTATGAGTACGCTGATATTATCGACAACCAAGATAAGATCAGAACTTTAATCGATCCAACATCATCATACGCTCAAGCTGCTGCTTTCGCATTAGGTAGAGCAATGGATGATGAAGTAATCGCTGCAATAAGTGGTTCTGCAAACACAGGTGAGACTGGCTCAACAGCTACGCCTTTACCAGCTGCGCAGAAAATAACTGAAAGTAGCTCAGGTGGATTAACAATCGCAAAACTAAGAAGTGCAAAAGAAATCTTAGATAGCGGTAACGTAGATCCATCAATTCCGAGATACATAGTAGTAGGACCAAAACAAATTTCTGATTTGTTAGGAACTACTGAAGTGACATCTTCGGATTTTAATACAGTTAAAGCA